TAGGACTAAAGGATTTATATTTAAATTTTAATCTTTCAGAAAGCACAATAAATATGGTAAGAGACGTAATTGCTTCTGGTGATGAAATATCGGGAACGGTATTTTCTAGAGATTACTATACGTCAAGTTATTCAAACGGGAATCTAACAAGAAAGTAATATGATACAGACTGGATTTGAGTCTAGAGTTAAGGTTCAACAAATTATTGAAAGTCAACTTCCAAATTTTATTTTGGATGAGAGTCCCAATACCGCAGAGTTTTTAAAGCAATATTATATTTCTCAAGAGTACCAAAGTGGTCCTGTAGATATTGCAGAAAATCTAGATCAATATTTAAAACTTGATAACTTAACACCAGAAGTTATCGTAGGTAGTGTTGGTCTTAGTACCAATATTACATCTACTGTCGGAGTCATTACTGTAACGAGTACAAAGGGATTTCCTCAAAATTATGGATTATTAAAAATTGATGATGAGATTATCACGTATACTGGATTAACCACAAATACATTTACTGGTTGTGTTCGTGGATTTAGTGGTATTACAAGTTATCATGCAAATTTAAATCAGGAAGAACTGGTATTTTCAGAATCAACAGCAGTATCTCATGCTTTGGGATCTTCTGTACAAAATCTTAGTTCTTTATTTTTAAAGGAATTTTATAAGAAATTAAAATATACTCTAACTCCTGGTCTAGAAGATCTTGATTTTGTTTCCAATTTAAATGTAGGAAACTTTATAAAGGAAGCAAGATCCTTTTATCAGGCAAAGGGAACGGATGAATCATTCAGAATTTTATTTAATATCCTATATGGGGTAACTCCTAAAGTTATAAACTTAGAAGAATTTTTAATTAAACCATCTTCTGCAGAGTTTATTAGAAGGGAAGTTGTAATTGCGGAAAAAATTTCTGGAGATCCTTCTAAGTTAGTCGGACAAACTATTAAAAAATCAACCGATGCTACTACAAGCGCATCAATCTCTGAGGTAGAATTATTCACCAGAAATAATAAGCAATATTATAAAATTTCACTCTTTGTTGGATATGACGATTTCTCCACAATTCAGGGTAATTTTACAATTACACCAAATACAAAGTGTTTGGAAAATGTGTCGGTTGGATCCTCAGTCATTACAGTAGATTCTACAATAGGATTCCCCGAAAGTGGATCTATAGTATCTGGAACAAATATTGTAACATATACTGATAAAAGCATTAACCAATTTTTTGGTTGCTCCGGAGTCTCTTCAGGAATTGCTATTGCAAGTGATCTGAGATCTGATGAATATTACTATGGGTATGAGAATGGAGATATTAGTAAAGAAGTTAAATTAAGACTTACTGGAGTATTGTCCAAGTTTGTACAAGTATCAGATAATTTAAATGTGAGTGAAGGGGATATTGTTTCGGTTAAAAATCTTGGTGAAGTAATTCAAAATCCAGAACAAAATAAAACATATAAAGAAATTTTTGCCAACTCTTGGATTTACAATACAAAATCAAGATATCAGATAAAGGACATTAATACTTTTACTCTAAGTAGTACAATTGATAAATCCAGTTTAAAAATTGGAGATAGTGTTGAAATTGTTAAAAGAGATGGTAATAATGTAGTTAGTGGTGATACCGTATATATTTCAAATATCAATATTACAGAAAATAAAGTTACTTTGGGTAATAATTCAGAATTTACTGCAGTACCTGGAGTACAGTATGATCTGAGAAGAAAAATTAATACGGCAAATAGTTCAATAGTTCCAATTGAATTTGGAAATAATGCTATTTTTTCAGACATACAAAACTTATATACTGATGAAAATTATGCGTATGTTGCTTCCAATTCACTACCCTCGGATAAAATACTTCCATCAACACAATATGCATATAAAATAACGAAGAATATTAATACTGCGTCAATTAGTAATGGTACAGTTGGAATTTTAACTGATGCAGTTGCGGAAGGTTTATATTCTACTATCGCATTTAGTAATGAAGTTCCTTTTATTAATGGGGACAGAGTTTATTATCAACCAGAAGCCAATCCTTTAGTTGGATTAGAGACTGGAAGTTATTACGTTCAGATTCAATCTGCAGATAGAAAAAAAATTAAACTATATGCATCTAGGTCATTTATTGGAGGATCCGATTACCTAACATTTGAACCATCAAACGGTGCTCATAGATTTACATTATATCCTCAAAGATCCAATAAAATTGGAGCACAAAAAGTACTTAAAAAATTTCCATTAAATATAAACACTAAAAATGGAACTGGGCAATTGACGATCCCAGGTACAACTGGAATGTTAATTAATGGTGTAGAGATTAGTAATTATAAGTCGGAGGATAAAATATATTATGGACCACTGGAATCTATTGATGTATTAAATGGTGGAACAGACTATGATGTGATTAATCCACCATTAATTACAGTTTCATCTTCAATTGGAACAACTGCTTTAGTGCAACCAGTAATTAGTGGTAGTATTCAAAGTGTTTATATAGATGCTCAAAATTATGACATCAATACTGTTGTGTCTATTGGGGCAAGTGGTGGTAATGGTTCTGGTGCTGTTCTTGAACCAATTATAACAAAGAGAGTAAGGGAAATATTTTTTGATGGAAGAGCGACTACAAATTCTGGGGGTATCAGTACAACTACAAGACAACTTACATTTTTAACTAATCATAATTTGGTTAATGGAGAATCTGTAGTTTATAACTCCAACGGAAATGCTGCGATTGGTGTTGGAATTGGAACTTCAACATTAGTTAATAATTCAACGTATTATGTAAAAATTGATAACAATACAACAATTAGATTGTACGAATCTATTTTAGATTATTCGTCAGGTATTAATACAATAAGATTTAGTAATTATAATAATTCTGGAATTCATAAATTCGCAACTACTTCAAATAAGAACACAATATCTGAAATTAAAGTTATTAATGGTGGTACTGGATACACAAATAGAAAATTAATTGTTAATCCAGAAAAAATATCTACAGTCAATCATACGATTAATTTTAAAAATCATGGATTTAATAATGGAGAATTGGTAACATATAACTACCAAACATCCACAATAGGAATTTCCACACTATCTCAATATTATATTTTAAAAATTGATGACAATTCCTTTAGATTATGTGATGCTGGAATTGGTGGAACAAATACCTCAAATTATGATAGGCAAAAATATGTCAAGTTATCCTCTACTGGATCCGGATATCATTATTTTAATTACCCAGATATTTTAGTTTCTGTAGAATATACATCAGTTGGTTTTGGTACGACAACTCAATCATATCAAAAACTCATAGCAACTCCCAAAGTTAGGGGAAATATTATTGATGCATACTTATATGAAAACGGAACTGGTTACGGATCGACAATTTTAAATCTTGAAAGGAAACCAATAGTAAGTATTAAAAATGGTAAAGAATCTCAATTAAAACCTATCATTATAAATGGCACTATCAGTTCGGTAAATATCCAATATGGTGGGTTAGAGTATTATTCAGATCCAGATTTAATTGTAAATGATTCCACAGGAACTGGATCTGGTGCAAAATTGAGACCAATAATTACTGACGGAAAAATAACGAATGTTGAAGTTATAAGTGCTGGAATTGGATACTCAAACACATCATCAATTCAAGTAAAATCTGCAGGTTCTAATGCAGTTTTTAATACTACTATTAGATCTTTAACAGTCAATAATAATTTAAAATTTGGAGATGAACTATTATTAGAAACTGAAAATAAATTACAATATACTGTTTGTGGGTATTTTGATACCTTAAGGCAAGCATTTAATGATATTGGAGAAACTCATTCCAAAATTATTGGATGGTCTTATGATGGCAATCCAATATATGGTGCATATGGATATTCTAATTCAAAAAATTCAAGTTCTAATCCAAAACTTTTAACTTCAGGATATACATTGAATATCTCAAATGTCAATGATAGACCTGTTGGATTTTTTGATGGATTCTTTGTAGAAGATTATGTTTATACAAATTCTGGAGATTTGGATGAAAATAATGGAAGATTTGGAATAACTCCAGATTTTCCAAATGGAGTATATGCATATTTTTCAACAATTGCAGTTGAAACACTACAACCACAATTCCCATATTTTATTGGAAATAAGTACAGATCTAATACTCTAGAAGAAAATTCTACTCTTGACCAATCATTTGATTTCAATAATTCCAATTTATTTAGAAATACTTTTCCATATAAAGTATCCGACAATTATGCAGATAACGACTTTATAATTGAAACTAATACAATTTCAGAACAAAAATCTATTGTCGAATCAGTAACTGAAGGGCATGTGAATGATTTTAGTATCATCAATTCCGGTTCAAATTACAAAGTAAATGATATATTAAATTTTGATAATAGCAATACAGAAGGTGGCGGATTAATTGCAAAAATAGATTCTATACAAGGAAAAGATATTGTAAATTTAAATACTTCACTAGAATCATATACAAATGCAATTTTCACTTGGAATAATGATACAGAAGTAAAGATAACTATTTTACCAAATCATACTCTATCTGACAATGATTATGTTGTAATTTCTGGATTCTCAACCAATTTAAATAAATTAAATAATTCATATCAAATAAGTGCATCTTCATATTATTCTAATGCTCTGGAAGACATTCCTACATCGGGATTAACGACAGAAATATATGTTACGCAACTTCCAGCATCCGTATCTGTTGGAAGTAGTATTGGAATTGGAACAGAAAGATTACAAGTACTAGAAGTATTCAGAAATCTCAATATCCTTAAGGTAAGGAGAGGATTGACCGGAGCATCCCATACTGCAACTACTCAAATAAACTTTATTCCAGATTCATTTACAATTTCTGAAAAAATAGATTATTTTGACTCAAAAATTAATAATAAAGTATATTTTAATCCAGTTGAATCTGTTGGGGTTGGGACTATAGTTGGAATTACGAACTCTGTAACTTTCCAATTTGGCAACTCCAATATTACTAGAAATATTCCAACACAGGGAATTTATATTGAGAGTCATCCATTCACAAATAATCAAAGAGTTATATTTACAACTGATGGAAATCCCATTGCAATCTCAACATCATCAACTGGAAGTGTATTCAATTTACCACAAAATGTATATGTAACCAATAAAAATAACAACACTATTGGAATCAAAACTACTCTTAATTCTTCTGAAGTATTTTTTATTACCAATGGATCCAATAGTGATTTATATTCGTTTGAAACTTCCTATGCGCAAATAACTGGAAAAGTTGAAAGAATTAAATCAACAGTTTCAGTTTCAACATATCATGGATTAACTGCTGGGGATATTATTAGTTTAAACGTTCAACCAAATCTTTCGGTTGGTATTGGAACTTCTACATCAATTTATATTAAAAGGGATACAACTACTGGAAATATTTTAATCAATCCTATTGGATTTAGTTCTACTGGCATCAATACGACGACTAATACAATTACAATTAACTCACATAATTTAAATACTGGAGATAAAGTTTTATATTCTGCAAATGTAATTACATCAGGATTATCCAATGGAACATATTATGTTTATAAAGTAGATAGTAATCGAATCAAACTTTCAGAAACTTATATTGATTGTAAGAAAAATCCCCCAATCACTGTAAGTATTGCAAGTACTGGTGGAGCAAATCAAAGTATTTCATTGATAAATTCACAAATCCAATCAATTAAAAATAATAATTTAGTATTTGATTTATCAGATACATCACTTTCCACATATAATTTTAAAATATATTATGATCAAAATTTCAATAATGAGTTTGTTTCTACTGCAACAACAACTGGATTTACACTTTCTGGTGTAGGTACTGTTGGAGTGTCTACTAATGCTTCACTTACTATCAATTATGATAATAATTTACCAACTAAATTGTATTATAATTTAGAAAAATCTGGATATATTAGTACTTCTGATACAGAGGTAAATAACTATTCTGAGATATTATTTGTAGATAGTTATTATAATTCAAATTATGCAATTTCGGGCATTGGATCCACAACTTTTAATATTTCATTAACTAAGGTTCCAGAAAATTTAACATATTCGCAGAGTCAATGTGATATCTTAAATTACACTACAAGTTCTACATCTGCAAAGGGATCTATCGATAAAATTAACATTATTTCTGGTGGAACTGGATATAAAAAACTTCCATTATTCATGGGATCCAACTCCGTTGAAGGTCAAGATGCATATATTGCTGCAAAATCATCAAATATAGGTAATGCAAAAGAAGTAAGAATTATCAATGAAGGATTTGAATACTCTTCGGATAAAACTTTACAACCCACTGCATTTGTATCACCATCGATCACAATTAAAAATTCAAATACAATTAGTAGCATCTCAGTTACTGATGGTGGAAATGGATACACTACTGCACCATCAATTACCATCGTAGACACTACTACTGGAGAAAAGATTGATAGTGGAATCTTAGAGGCAGTATTATCTGGAAATGCAATCTCTTCAATAAATATTGTACAGAAACCAAAAGGTCTCCCAGAAACAACCGTACAATTATTTACTACTAATAATACAAATGGAATTAGTATTCAAAAGGTAGAATCTTCATCTAGTGGAATTTTTACTTGTTATATAACAACACCAGTACTTGGTTTCTCAACCTATCCATTTAATGTTGGTGATAAGGTATTTGTAGAAGGTATACAAAAATTTAGTTCTAATGGTTCTGGATTTAACTCTGAAGAATATGGATATCAGTTCTTTACTGTTAGTGGGTATGACAACACCGGAACTCTTGTTAAGGTTGTATTTGATCTTGGTGCAGACAAATTAACAACAAATACTGGAATAGCAAAAACTATTCAAGATTCAGTTGGAAATATTATAAATCGTAAATATTATCCAACTTTTGAAGTTACACAAAAATCGTCCCCATTTATTATAGGTGAAAATATTGCCACCAATAATATTGAAAGAGACTTGATCATTGCCAATTATAATAATTCATTCATTAAGATATATGGATCCTATCAATTGTCTGCGGGTGAGGTAATAAAAGGTAAAGAATCTGGCAATATAGCAACTATTGATACGATTGAAAACAATTACGGAAGATTTAAAGTTGATTATTCTATTAGAAAAGATCTTGGATGGATTGATGATATTGGAAAACTTGATTATGATGGGCAAGTAATTTCAGATAATGATTACTATCAAAATTTATCATATACAGTAAAAAGTCCAATTACATATCAAGATTTAAAAACACCAGTTAATAGTTTACTTCATACTAGTGGTCTAAAGAACTTTGCAGATACCGAAATTGCATCAACTGTAAGTTCTGGAATTTCTTCTTCATCAAATGCTACAACTATAATTTATGATTTAATTGAAGAAAATCGAGTAGATACAATCTATGATTTTGATTTAGTTACGGATATTGATATTGTTGGATCTTCTTCTAAATTTTTAAAATTAAAATACAAAAAACTGACTGGCTACATTGACTGTAAAAGTAATGTAGTTTTACAAATAGATGATATAAAAAATAAATTTTCTAATTTAAATGGTGAACCAAGTGAATTTTTAAATATTATTCAATTAAATACTGGTGTATCATACTATAATTTACTAGTAAGAATTTCTAATACCGATAATTCTCAAATTCAATTGACAGAATTGGTAATATTAAATGATGGTTCTGATAATTTCTTATTGGAAAAGGGAACTTTAGTCAATGTTGGGACTGAACTCGATCATACGTTAGGGGAAGAACTGGGATCATTCTCAATAATTGTAGATGAATTAGAAAATAGTTACCTTAGATTTACACCAGTTGATCCATATAATATTGATTATGATTTAAAATTAATTGATAATGAATTCAATTCACCTTTACCTGGTATTGGAACTACCACTATTGGTTTTATTGACTTAACTGGATCTAATAAAAATATAACGTCTGGACTGACTACTTCTATCATATCTTTAGACTCTAATAAGTTTAGTTCAATATATGTTAACACTCAAGTTATCGACACCAAAACAAATGATATGAATTTTGTTGAGTTATATTTAACTCATGATGGAACAAATACTTATATTTCAGAATATTATTTTGATTCGGAATATGCGTCTAATAATTATTCCGGAAACTTTATAGGTACATTTGGTGCCAATATTTTACCTGGAATAATATCATTAAATTATACAAATAATTCTGCAAATAATGTTAGTATTAGATCAAGAGTTGTTGGATTTGGTACAACAGCATCTGGTCAAGGAATATATCGGTTCAAATTACCTAATCAATTAGATGGGTCTGAAAGGACTGCACTATACCTATCAAAATATTCTTCGACAGTTTCTGCAGCATCTACAGAAGTAGTATCACTAGATAAAACTAATTTTAATGCAGTTAAATCTTTGGTTAAAGTTGGTATAGGATCTACAACTGCCCTACATCAGATTATGGCAGTGCAAGACTCTAATGATGTTTATATTCAACAAGGTTCTTTTCTTTTGGGAACAAATGAACAAGACCCTATTGGAAGTACTATCGGTCTTGGGACTTTTGGTGGAGAATATTCTGGAAATAATTTTGTATTAAAATTCTATCCAGATTCATCAATAACATCCGAAATTAAGATTTCATCATTTAACTTGTGCATGTATACATCTTTAGACAGTGTAAATATTCCACCGAGTCTTATATACGGAACTATATCAGAATCTGTTAAAGTTGATTATTACAATGCAATTAATGGAAATAGAATCAATAGAACTGAGTTTAATTTAACTTCTGATGGAATCCCAATTTTTGCAAAAACATTCGACCCATCTGATACGTTCGTACTGGAAAAAAATACGGGTAAATTTACAATACCAAGTCATTTCTTCAGCAATGGTGAAAGACTCACATATATACCAAAATCTACATTTATTGGAATTGGATCAGTACCAGTTGGAATTGGAGCAACACTAAACTCTGTTGGAGTCGTAACTACATTATTACCATCAGATGTTTATGTTATTAAAGAGTCAAATGATACGTTTAGATTATCAACAAGAAAGGATTATGCAGCATTGGGTATAGGTGTCACATTTACTTCTAATGGTGAAGGAAATGCACATCAACTTGAAATGTATAAAAAAAATGAAAAGGCAATCATTACTATTGATAATGTGGTTCAATATCCCTTAATATATACGCCAATATCACACAATTTAATCGGAAATGGTGGTAGCATTAGTACAGAATCTACATTATTTGCCCTGAGTGGCATAAGTACAATTGCACCAAAAAATATTCTCAAAATTGATAATGAGTATATGGGAGTTGTTAATGTTGGTTTGGGAACAACTAATGTTGGACCAATTACAAATAGTGGATCAATTTCTTTAGTCGAAGTTTCAAGAGGATTCGTTGGATCATCCGCAACATCACATTTAGATCTAACACAAGCAAGAATATATAAAGGTTCTTATAATATTGTTGGTAATAGTATTTTCTTTACCGAACCTCCCAGAGGAAATCCACAAATTGAAAGAGATTCTAGTAATCTAATTTTTGAAACATCTGATTTTACTGGAAGAGTATATTTGAGAAATAATTATACAACTAATCAAATATATGATGATATTTCTAATAAATTTACAGGTATTGGTAGAACTTTTACATTAACTGTTGGTGGAGCAAGTACTGTTGGATTAGGTTCTACTGGCGGTAATGGTATTTTGTTTATAAATGGTATCTTCCAAACACCAACAACTGACAATAATCCAGAAAATAACTTTAATATTATTGAGAATTCTACTCTAGGAATAAGTAGTGTAGTATTTTCTGGCATCAGAGAACCAAATACATTAAACATCTTTACTTCTGAATTTGATATCAATCAAAATCAAACTCCTAGAGGTGGAATAATTATTTCTTTGGGTTCATCTATTGGATTGGGATATGCACCTCTTGTTGGGGCAGCAGTAACTGCTGTAGTAGGTGCTGGTGGGTCAATCAGATCAGTTGGATTGGGGACAACTGATAATCTTGGATCTGGATATAATGGAATTGTTTCTATAGGTGTAAGTGTATATCAAAGTGGGCATACCGGTACAGCAGCATCCATAAGAGCATCAGTTGGGGCAGGGGGGACACTAACATTTAATATTATCAATGGTGGAACTGGATATACAAATCCTAAAATATTTGTATCCGAACCTTCATATGAAAATCTTAACGTAACAGGAGTATCTAGGTTAGGTATAGGTACAACAACATCTACTGGAACTGGTCTTTTATTAAATGTTGAAGTTGGTGCAAGTTCAACTACTGGAATAGGATCAGTATATTATGAAGTAACTAAATTTAATATTTCTAGGCAAGGATATAATTTTCAACGTGGAGATGTATTTAAACCAGTTGGTCTAGTTACTGATGTAAGACTAGGATCCCCACTATCCGAATTTAAATTAACTGTTATTGATACATTTACAGATTCTTTTGCTGCTTGGCAATTTGGAGAATTTGATTACATTGACTCAATTTTAAATTATCAAGATGGTGTTAGAACTAGATTTCCATTATATTATAATAATAAACTATTGAGTTTTGAATCTAACAATTCTCAGGTAAATCTTGCCAATGCATTATTAATCATTATTAATGGCGTAATTCAAGATCCTGGAGTAGCATATCAATTTGATGGTGGAACATCTTTTGTATTTGCAACTGCACCAAAAGCAGAAGATAATATTGCAATTTTCTTTTATAGAGGAACCAAAGATGATGATAGTAAGTTATTTACAAATATCAATGAAACTATAAAAAGGGGTGATACTGTTCAGGTACTCAAGAATAATAGTATTTCTGGTATCACAACAACACAAAATGGGAGGACAGTATTTGATATATCATTCTCAGATAAATTTGAAACTAATTTATATTCTGACCAAGGAATAGATACAAAAAATTACAAGCCACTAAGTTGGACTAAACAAAAAATTGACAGAAGAATTAATGGTGAAAATGTTTATAAGACAAGAGATTCAATAGAATCTCTCGTATATCCCACAGCAAAAATTATTAAAAACTTTTCAACTACAGATACTGAAATATTTGTAGACAATGCAGAGTTGTTTGATTATGAAACACCTGTACAGTTTAATTCTTTAGTTGTTTCTGGAACTACTGACCCAATATCTGCTGGAGTTACCGCAATAGTTTCTGCTGCAGGAACAATTCAATCATTATCAATTAATAATACTGGAAGTGGGTATACTGGTTCTTCAGTTATTGTAAAAATTGCTGCTCCACTAACAGTAGGTATTTTAACTTCATTGCCTATGGGAGTTGGTATTGGTATTGGATCTATTGCAACAGCAACCATTACAGTCTCTGCTGCGGGATCTCTAACAACACCAATTACAATTACAAATCCTGGATTGGGTTACAGTGTTGGGATTCCACCAGCGGTTATTGTTCCACTCCCAGATCCAACATATGAAAATATTACAAATATTTCTTTAGTTAATGGATTTTCTGGGATTATTACTGGAATTACAACTTCAGTAGGCAGTGGTGGAAATCCATTGGCACTTAAATTTTATTTGAATCTTGCACCTTCAGGTATTATAACCACATTGAAAACTGGATATCCAATTTATATCTTTGATACACGTATTGGAAGTGGAGCAACTTCTATTAACGATTCAGATACTGCAGTTGTCGGTATTGGTTCCACATTCTTAGATAACATTTATTATGTTCATCAGATTTCCTCAAGTGGTACTATTGGAATTATTACATGTAATATAAGATCAACTACATCTGTAATTGGACTTACATCTATTGGCAGTGTATCAAATCCTGTAGGTAAATTCTCTTGGGGTAGGTTGTCAGGGTTTACTAGATCAGGTTCTCCAATTTCGATAGGAGTTTCTGGTAATACTGTGGATGTTGGACTATCAACATTCCCTACAATTCAAAGAAGAAGTAATTCTACGCAGGGAGTTGGGTTAAGAGGTACTGGAGCACTTCCAAAACTCTTATAAATATCTAAAAAACTATTAATATGGCAGCAGTCGTAACAGACCAATTTAGAATATTGAATGCGAGTAATTTTGTAGACTCTGTAGTATCTAATCTCGATAATTCATATTATGTCTTTTTGGGATTAGATAACCCAGGAAGTAATATTCCATCAACTAATGGATTTGGTAGAAGTACTAACTGGGATAATGATGTACCAAGTCCAACAGACAATCTTGAATATTCTGGACATTATAAGGATACTGCATTATTTGGCAAAAAAATTACTGGCAGTAATATTAGAAGACTTATAAGAAGAATTACTTGGACTTCCAATAGTTCTTATGATATGTATAGGCATGATTATAATATCTCAAATCCAACACCAAATTCAAATTCAAGTAGATTATACGACTCAAATTATTATGTAATTAATAGTGATTATAGAGTTTATATTTGTATAGACAATGGATCTTCTGGAGCAAATTTAAAGGGAAATAACTCACAAGATGAACCAACATTTACAGATTTAGAACCATCCGCGGCAGGAATAAGTGGAGATGGATATGTTTGGAAATATCTTTTTTCAGTTTCTCCCAGTGATATCATAAAATTTGATTCAACCGAGTACATTGTTGTCCCTAACGACTGGGCAACATCAACAAATTCTCAAATTGTTTCTGTTAGAGAGGCAGGAAATTCTAATATTAATTTAAATCAAATTAAAAAGGTATACATTCAAAATGGTGGATCCAATTATGGTTCAGGAACTTTTCCGGTAGATATTCTTGGTGACGGTTCTGGTGGTAAGGTATCAGTTACAACTACTGGTGGTGTGATAACTTCTGCTGTTATTGTTTCTGGTGGTAGTGGGTATACTTGGGGAGTTGTTGATTTGGGAAGTCTTCAACCATCCGGAAGTATTTCAAATCCAGCAAAATTAATACCAATTATCCCACCTTCGAAGGGGCATGGGTATGATATCTATTCGGAATTGGGTACTGATAAAGTATTGGTATATGCAAGATTTGATGATTCAACTAAAGATTTTCCAATAGATACACAATTTTCCCAAGTAGGAATTATAAAAAATCCCACTACGTTTACTTCAGATACAATTTTTAAAGAAAATCAATATTCATCACTTTATTCGGTAAAAGTCACTTCAGGAATTACTGGAACTCCAGTCGTTGGAGGGGAAATTAAACAAATAAGAGCAGATGGAAAAATTGCAAAAGGATATGTAGCATCATATGATAGTGAAACAAAAATATTGAAATATTTTAGAGATAGGTCTTTATATTTTGGAAATGCAACTGATCAAACTGATTATAATTCAGTTACTGCAGATTCTAATGTATATGATTTCCGATCTGATGGTGGAAATATTGTAAGTGTGAATGGCACTTTTACAGCATCTATTGATACATCACTTAATGACAATAAAATTACAATTGGAAGTAAAGTCATAGATTTAGGAGTAACTTTTAAAAATGGTCTCGCAAATCCAGAGATAAATAAAAAGACAGGAGATATAATTTATATTGATAACAGACCCCTGGTAGAAAGAGACATCAGACAAAAAGAAGACGTTAAAATTATTCTGGAATTCTAAAAAAAATGGCACAAAAAACAAATTTAAACATCAGCCCATATTATGATGATTTTGATTCCCAAAAGAATTTTTATAAAGTCTTATTTAAACCAGGGTATCCAGTTCAAGCAAGAGAACTAACGACTTTACAATCAATTTTACAGAATCAAGTAGAATCTTTTGGAAGTCATATATTTAAAGAAGGATCAATGGTGATCCCAGGTAATATTGCTTATGATGGGCAATTTTATTCGGTAAAACTAAATGCAACTAATTTTGCTGTCGATATTTCGGTTTATATCAATAATTTTATAGGTAAAAAAATAACTGGGCAAATATCAGGAACAACTGCAACAATTCAATATGTTGCTTTTCCTGATAGTATTAACGTAGAAGATTTGACAATATATGTAAAATACTTAGATTCTGATAGTAATTTTAAATTCAATCCATTTGTCGATGGAGAATCATTGATTGCCGAAGAAAATATAACATATGGAAATACCACAATTAATGCAGGAACTCCTTTTGCTTCTTTAATTTCATCAAATGCAACTTCAATAGGATCTGCAGCATCCATTGGTGATGGTGTTTACTTTATTAGAGGTTATTTTGCAAAGGTATCTAAGCAAACTATAATTCTTGATAGTTATACAAATACTCCATCATATAGAGTTGGATTAAAAATTGATGAATTGATCATTAGTGCAAAAGATGATAATTCATTATATGATAATGCAAAGGGGTTTACAAATTATGCTGCTCCAGGGGCAGATAGATTTAAATTAAATTTAATATTAACTAAAAAACTACTATCTGATACTAACGATACAGATTTTGTTGAATTATTGAGAGTTCAAGATGGAAAAATTAAAAAGAGTGAAACTAAAACTCAATATAATATAATCCGTGATTATTTGGCAGAAAGAACTTATGATGAATCTGGAGATTATGCAGTAACTCAATTTAATCCATCAATACATAATTCATTGAATGATAGATTGGGTAACAACGGATTGTTCTTTGATACTGAAACAACTCAAGAGAGAAATGCCCCTTCAGATAATTTAATGTGTGTGAAAGTATCTCCAGGAAAAGCTTATGTAAGGGGATATGACGTAGAAAAAATCTCAACTACTATTATTGACGTTGAAAAACCAAGAGATACTAAATCTGTAGATAATGTAAATATTCCTTTTGAAATGGGAAATATTATAAGAGTTAATAACGTATCTGGTACGCCAAGAAAAAGGTATTCAGTAGGATTATATAATCAATTTGCAGGGGCAGGAACTAAAATTGGTGACGCTAGAGTATATAATTTTAGTTTGACAGATGCTGCTTACACTAATGCAGCAACTAATTGGGATCTTTATCTTTATGATATTCAAACATATACAACATTAATTTTAAATTCATCAATTTCAAGTTTAGAATTACCTGCAACATCATTTGTAAAGGGTAAGAGTAGTGGTGCTAGTGGATATGCAGTTGCTGCTGGTGGTGGGTCAGATACAATCAATTTAAGTCAAACTTCCGGGACATTTTCAGTTGGAGAGCAATTGATTATTAATGGTATTGATTTTTCAAGATCCATTAAAACTATAACTTCATATTCTACTGAAGATATTAAATCAGTATATCAGAGCACTGCTGTATCTGGACTTCCTGCTAATTTTAATGCAGATTGTTTACTTGAAAGATTTAGACTTCCAAATGGAGTAGTTGATGTAAATATTGATGGAACAACCGTAAAAAGTGCTGGAAAAGTATTTACTGGAGTAAAAGTTGGATCAATTATCAGATATCAAACTGGATCCAATGATGAAACATTTAATAGAGTAACTGCAGTTTCTGCTGATGGAAGGTCATTAACTGTTACTACAGGTGGATCAGGTGTCTCTGGAGTATACTCACCAACAGTTGGGGTTGGAACATATAAAGTTACACTAGGAGCACCAATTATAAGAAATGAGGGTGCTGGATACCTATATGCCCAACTGCCAGATTCCAACATTTCTTCAGTAAATCTTTCAGATTCATTGTTGACAGCTTCTGAGCAAATAACAGGAGAAACTACAGATGGTTCGGGTGTATTGACCTTTAATTTATCCCAAATTACTGGAATTACTAGTGCATTTTTTACCACATTTGATCAGGAAAGATATTCTGTTCACTATTCTGGAGGTGGAATTGGAACAATAACTTCAGATCAATTTTCTCTTAGTGGTAATACTGTAACTATTAGTGGATTAACTGCGGGACAGACTAATATTACTGTAAATACAACTTTAATTAAAAATGGAATTCAGAGCAAAATAAAAGAGTATAATAGAAGTAAAACACTATCAGTATCACTATCAAAATATTCACAATCTGGAAGTGGGATTAGTTCTTCAATTGGTGATGGACTTACATATAATCAATATTATGGATTGAGAGTTCAAGATGAAGAGATATCACTAAATTATCCAGATGTGGTAAAGGTAATATCAGTATATGAGTCATTTGATTCTTTGGCACCCACATTAGATCAGGTACAATTTACATCTAGTGCTAGTGTAACTACAAATGCAATTATTGGTGAAGATATATTAGGAAATACTAGTAAAGCAGTTGCACGGATTGTTTCGAAACCATCGGTAAACGTTTTGGGAATTGTATATTTAAATTCGGAAAGATTGTCAGCTGGAGAAACTGTAACATTTAAAGATTCAAATATAACTACAGAAATTCAATCTATTACTTTAGGTAAGTATAAGGACATAACAAATTCATATACTTTAGACAAGGGACAAAAAGATCAATACTACGATTATTCGAGGATTGTTAGAAATAAAGGTGAGGTAGAACCTTCTAAACGATTATTAGTGGTATTTGATTATTATTCAGTATCATCTAATGATAACGGTGATGTATTTACTGTATTAAGTTACAATCAAGATAGATTTGCAACTGATATTCCAACTATTGGGCCAAGATCAGTAAGATCTTCAGATACTTTAGACTTTAGACCAAGAGTTCCTGTATTTTCTGGAAGTAGTTCATCACCATTTGATTTTTCTTCAAGAAATTTTACTACCGAACCAAAATTAATCCTTTCACCAAATGAAAGTTCTTTAATCGGATATGAATATTATCTACCAAGAATTGATAAATTATATCTTGATAAATTTGGAAAGTTTATTCTTGAAAAAGGAATATCATCAAAAGATCCAAAAGCACCAAATAAAAATGATGCTGTGATGGAAATTGCAACAATTAAGTTGCCACCATATCTTTATAATCCATCTGATGCTATTCTCTCATTAGTAGATAATAGAAGATATACAATGAGAGACATTGGATTAATTGAGGACAGAGTTGAAAATCTGGAAAGAGTTACTTCATTATCATTACTCGAAATCAATACACAAACTCTTCAAATTCAAGATTCTGAAGGTAAAAATAGATTTAAGAGTGGATTTTTTGTTGATGACTTTAAAAATTATTCTTTGATTAACAAACAATTATCAAATATCAGAGTCAATACTGCAGCAAATGAATTAACACCAATTACCAGTAGAAATTCACTCAAGTCTCAAATTGCACCAGCAACGGCAGTTACTGATGAAGATTTAGATTTATCAGTAAACTTCAATCTATTAGATCCAAATGTCCAAAAGACAGGAAATTCTGTAACTTTAAAATATGAATCTATTGGATGGATTGAACAAGCATTTGCCACAACAGTTGAGAATGTAAATCCATTTAATGTTATAGTTTATTCTGGAGATCTTAAGTTAAATCCAGAAATTGATACTTGGGTAAGAACAATTCAACTTCCAGATAAAAATGTTAGTATAACATTGAATTCAAGTAGAACACTTGAAAGAAATCTAGTAAGTAATGCGTTTGTTACACTAACTCCTATTCAAACTACGAGTAGAAGTACAGTCAATCTTCCTGAGATACGTAGACGAGGAAATGAAAGGGTAGTTGGGGTTGAAAATACACAATCTTCATCAACTGCAACTAGTACTACATCCAATACAACACAAAGTATTGATTATGATACGACAAGTGATGTAGATACAACAATTAGAAATGTTTTATTATCTTCATCCAATGAAACATTTATGAGATCCAGGAATACCCAATTCTCTGCATCTAACCTTAAACCAGGAACACAATTTTATCAGTTCCTCGATGGAAATAGTGGTGTTGATTTTATTCCTAAACTGGTTGAAATAGCAAATGATTCCACATTAGCAAATTATGGTGCTTCTGGATCATTTGCAGTTGGTGAAACTGTGATTGGAACATCTAATGGTAATAATTTAATTTCATTCAGAATTGCAACTCCAAATCATAAGTATGGAGCATTTAATTCACCATCTACAACATATACAACAAATCCATACATTAAGAGTGAATCCATATCATCGGCATATAGTCAATCATCAAAAATTCTGAATATTGATACATCTTCGTTATCACAAGAAGCTCAAGGAAAATACTTTGGATATTTAGTTAAGGGTATGAGACTGGTTGGACAGACCAGTGGTGCAGTTGCATATGTAAAAGATTTAAGACTAATCTCCGATAATTATGGAGATTTGATTGGAGCATTCTACTTAAAAGATCCAAATGCAAATCCAACTCCAACAGTTAGAATTAATACGGGAACTAAGACATTTAAATTGACATCAAGTTCAACGAATGATCTAGGTCTTCCTGGCAGCAATTCAATTTCATCTGCAGAGACAAATTATAATTCAGATGGAACTCTTGAGCAGTGGGAGAATACTGTCACTGCGACTACAAATAATTTAACAACAAAAACCACAACTAACCTAACAACAAATACAACACAATCAGTCACAACAATAAACACCCACACAACAACAACAGTTCAAAGATTTGTTGATCCGCTTGCACAGTCATTTGTTGTTGGTGGCAATGTGGAGGCACCTTCACCAAATTCTACAAATGATGATGTTAACGGAGCGTTTTTAACTGCTGTTGATTTATTCTTTGCAAGTAAGGATAGTGGAAATGCTACGGTAAAAGTTGAGATAAGAACTGTTGAATTGGGAACACCAACAAGAGTTGTTATTGGAAATCCAGTCACATTAAGACCAGATCAAGTTAATGTCTCTAGTAATGGAGAAACTGCAACTAAAGTTACTTTTGATGAACCAATTTATTTGCCACCAGGAAGAGAGTATGCTGTTGTAATTATTTCGGAAAATAGTGATCAATATGAACTATGGACTGCGGTTATGAATGAAAAGACAGTAAATACGCAATCACTTCCAGATGCTGATAGTGTCACTTATTCTAAACAGTTCTCTATGGGAAGTCTGTTTAAATCTCAAAATGGATCTATATGGACTGCAAATCAGTATCAAGATCTCAAGTTTAAACTATATAAAGCACAGTTTACATCATCTACAGGAACTGCATTCTTCTACAATCCAACATTGGATGAAAGTAATGGATATGTCCAAAGATTGGGTAATAATCCATTAACAACTTTACCAAAAACACTTGCGGTTGGAATTACAACAACAACAAGTGCATCATTAATTAGTAATTTATCTAAAGGTAGAAAAGTTGTTGACGGATCAAAATCGTATGTTTATGGATATGTTGTCGGAACAGGAAGTTCTGTCTCATTGGCAGGACTTACTACTGGTGGAAGTAATTATCCAAATATTGATACAAATGTATTAACTTATAATATTACTGGAAGTGGTTCTGGTCTTGTATTGAGTATCACATCAACCGATGGTGTAATTACAGGAATATCAACTGTAACTCCAGGAAATGGATATGCTATTGGGGATGTGGTTGGAATAGTAACCTCTTCAGTCTCAAGTAATACTGGAAAAGATGCTAGAATTACTATTAATGCAATTGGCAATAGTCTTGATACTTTGTACTTATCAAATGTTCAGGGACAATCATTTACTGTCGGTGCCGGAGTAAGTTATTACGATAATAATAATGCATTAGTATCTCTTGCAAGTACTTTTATTAGAAGTTCTTCAAATTCTGGAAATCAATATTCTGGAAACTTTATGAGAGTTGATCATTTTGATCATGGAATGTATGGAAATACCAATAAACTTTCTATTAGGGATGCTCAATCTAGCACAGCACCAACTATTCTTACAGTAACTTTAACTTCACAAGAAGTATCAACTGTTAGTATTGCTGATACTTCAAACTTTGCAACCTTTGAGGGAATTGCAGTAGGTGCCAATAATCCCGGATATATAAAAATTGAGAATGAAATTATTGCATATACTAGTGTTGGAAGTGGAACTTTAACAATTTCTGCCAGTGGAAGAGGAATTGATTCAACAATTGTAGTTCCGCACGATATCAATAGTGCAGTATATAAGTATGAATTAAATGGGGTTTCTTTGAGAAGAATCAATACTACTCATGATATTAGTGATTTGGATATTGGGATGGATAGATATTATATTGAAATTGATAGAACTGCCAATGGAACTAATAGAAGTTCTGATGGAACCCCATCAAGTATGCCACAATTATCATTTACTTCGGAGACAAATCTAGGAGGTTCCAAAGTACTTGCAACTGAAAATATTCAATATAGTTCAATAGTGCCTCATTATGATATTGTTACTCCAGGTTCTTCCACTTCTGCTACTGCTATAGTTAGAACTACTTCTGGAACTAGTGTTGGTGGAAATGAAACATCATTCCTCGATAATGGAATTGAACCAATTCAACTAAATGCACTGAATCCTTTAAAATCAATAAGACTAGTATGTTCTAAAGAAAATGAAACTGCGTATCTTGGCAATTTGCCAAGAAATAAATCATTTACTACTGGAATAACGCTCAACACTTCAGATAATAACTTATCCCCGATTATTTACTTAAATACTGCTTTTACTGAATTTATTTCTAGTCGTTTAAATAATCCAATTTCAGATTATGCGTCAGATGGAAGAGTTAATTCGGTATTAAACGATCCACATGCTGCAGTATATGTTTCAAATACAGTTAACCTTACTCAACCATCTACTACACTAAAGGTTATTTTATCAGCATATCGTCATTCCTCTGCTGATTTTAGAGTTCTATATAGTTTAATTAGACCAGATTCTAGTGAAGTTGATCAATCGTTTGAGTTATTCCCAGGATATGATAATTTAAAATATACAACTGAGGATGGTTATAAAGTTGTAGATAACTCAAAAAATAGTGGATTGCCAGATACTTTTGTGTCACCAAGTCTCGATAACCAATTCCTAGAGTATCAATTTACTGCTGATAATTTAGGATTGTTCAGTGGATATACTATTAAGATTGTAATGTCCGGAACTAATCAGGCATACCCACCAAGAATAAAAGAACTCAGGACACTTGCAGTAAGATGATAAGAGTAGAGGGACATCAGAATCTTTATAGGGACGAACGGTCTGGAGCAATTGTAAATTGCGACTCTGCATCTTATAATCAGTACTTAAACTCATTATCCATCAGAGATTCTCAAAAAAGAGAATTGAATGAAATGAGAAAAGATATTGACGAAATTAAGAACCTTCTTAAGGAGTTATTAAATGGATCCAAATAATATCGAATTGGAAAGTATTCATAAATTATTTGAATATGAGCAACAGGCTAGAATTATAGATAAATTAAATGAAGATGAATTAAGGATATTTGCAAAATCATATTGTAAATTATATCTAAAACAACAAGAAGTAGTGTCCACTCTTGCTTCTCTGTAGATATAAATAGAAAGTAGATATTAAAGATTGTTAAATGGCAGCAGTATATGTCACTAATCTAGTAATAAATTCTGGTGCAGATTTTTCACAATCCTTTACCTTGGAAGGTAGTGAAAGTAATTCTCCATTGAATTTAACCGGATATGCTGTTTATGCTCAACTTAGAAAATGGTCTGGCAGTTCAAACTCTATAGATTTTGTCTCTACGATATCCAATCCATCAACTTTGGGTCAAATATATCTATACCTGTCAGCACAAACTACATCATTTATGAAATCAGGAAGATATGTATATGATATAGTAATTACTGATGTTTATGGTGTTAAAACTAGAGTAGTTGAAGGTATGGTTCTTGTAAGGGAAGGAGTTACTCGATAATGTCCAATATAAAAGTAAGAGTTGGGCAACAAAATACAGTAAAGATACTTGCTAGTGTTTCTGGTGGAAGTGCATTTTCGGAAAATGCGACAAATGCAATAAATGTAATTGGTGGAATTGCATCAGTTAGACAATTACATGTCAGTGGAATATCAACATTTGTTGGAATAGCAACTTTTAGTAATGATGTATATATTGGTGGTGATCTTTACATCCGTGATGATTTAAGATTCGATGAATTTACTGCTAGAAATGCAAATATAACTGGAATTGCAACTGTTTCAGGTGCTTTTTATTATGGACAATATAATACTGGAGGAGTTGCATATTTCGACTCTACTGGTCGTATGGTCTCTACTGGTTCTACCAGTAGTGCAATTAATTATACTAACTATATACTTACAACAGATAATGTTGGGATTACTACCTGGTCTAGTACAATAGATGGAGGAACATACTAATGGCAAAACCAGCAAGTAGGCAACAACTTATAAACTATTGTTTAAGGCGTCTAGGTGCTCCTGTATTAGAGATTAACGTTGATGATGACCAGATAGATGATTTGGTAGACGATGCCCTTCAGTACTTCCAGGAAAGGCATTTTGATGGTGTCGAAAGAATGTACCTGAAGTATAAAATTACACAAGCAGATCTTGACAGAGGTAGAGGTAGAAATGCTAACGGGGTTGGTGTAACTACAACTACAGCAACATCAAATGTTACTGGTATTGGGTCGGTAACATATGATTTTTATGAAACTTCAAATTATATCCAAATACCAGATTCAGTTATAGGTATTGAAAAGATTTTTAAATTTGATACTAGTTCAATTTCTGGTGGAATGTTTAGTATCAAATATCAATTATTCTTAAATGATTTGTATTATTTTAACTCAGTTGAACTCTTGCAATATGCAATGGTTAAATCATATCTTGAGGATATTGATTTCCTATTAACCACAGATAAACAACTTAGATTTAATAAAAGACAGAATAGGTTATATTTGGATCTTGATTGGGCATCACAATCCAAAGATCAATTTATTGTTATCGATTGCTATAGAATCCTTGACCCAAATACATTTACTAATGTTTATAATGATAGTTTTATTAAAAAATATCTTACTGCATTAATTAAGAAGCAATGGGGACAAAATTTAATTAAATTTAAAGGAGTTAAACTGCCTGGTGGGGTCGAATTAAATGGTAGGGAAATATATGAAGATGCTGAAAGAGAATTAGAAGATATTAAGCAAAGAATGGTACTTGAATATGAACTTCCACCCTATGATTTTATTGGTTAATCATGGCACTTAATCCATTTTTTCTACAAGGTTCGGCAAATGAACAAAGATTAATCCAAGAACTTATAAATGAACAATTAAAAATATATGGAGTTGAAGTCACATATATTCCAAGAAAATTTGTAAGAAAGGAGACTATATTAAAAGAAGTAACTTCGTCAAAATTTGATGACAATTTTGCCCTTGAGGCATATATTGCAAATTATGAGGGATACAGTGGATCTGGAGATATTTTAACAAAGTTTGGAATGAGTTTAAAAGACGAACTCACTCTAATTATTTCAAAAGAAAGATTTGAAGATTTTATATCACCATTCTTAGTAGCAATGGATGATGATGAAATTGTACTTGCATCTCGACCAAGAGAGGGTGATATTGTATATTTTCCTTTAGGTGGAAGATTATTTGAAATTAAATTTGTTGAACATGAGCAACCATTTTATCAGTTAGGTAAAACTTATGTTTATGAATTGAAATGCGAACTATTTGAATACGAAGATGAAGTTCTCGATACGTCTATTGATGAAATTGATCAAAGATTGCAGGATCAGGGATATATTACATCTTTAGAATTGATATCAATAGGTTCCACTGCAACTGCATCATCTACATTATCCACTGGATATGTTCAAAAGGTTTATTTAACAAATGATGGTTATGGGTATACATCATCTCCAGTTGTTGCAATATCTTCTGCACCGGTTGGTGGAATCAACGCAAGTGCTGTTGCTATTACAACGAGTGTTGGTGGAGTTTACTCTATTAGAGACATTGTTCTGACAAATGCCGGTGCTGGATATTCTGTTGCTCCATCAATTGTGATCAGTGGTGGAGGTGGATCTGGAGCAGCTGCAACCTGTGGAATACAAACTGCATATAATGGTATAAGAATTATTAGTATTGGGAATAGTGGAACTGGATATACGACTCCTCCCGTCATTTCAATCAGTACTCCAACAACTGGGCCAGGAATCGCAGCTTCTGCATTTGCAACTCTTCAAGGTGCAAATATTTCTCAAATATATGTCTCAAATGCTGGAGCAGGATTTACGATTGCACCAACAATTACAATAGGTTCCCCTTCAATTATTTCAGGAACTGGTAATTTTATTTTCAATGAGGAAGTAGTCGGATCTATCTCAGGAACTATTGCAAGAGTTAAATCTTGGGATAAAGATACTAATATTTTAAATATATCGATTAATAACGGACAATTTTATCCAGGAGAACTCATTGTCGGTTCCGCATCTTCTGCAAGATATTCAATTAAACAACATGATATGACAACATTGCATGATAAATACCAAGAAAATGATGAAATCGAAACAGAAGCGGATCTTATCATAGATTTCTCAGAATCAAATCCATTTGGTAACTATTAATGCTAGGAACTTACTATTATCATCAAATTATAAGAAAGACAATTATTGCTTTCGGAACAGTTTTTAATCAAATCCACATTCAGCATCAAGATACCAATGATAGTGTAATTAGTGATATGAGAGTTCCATTGGCATATGGACCAATGCAAAAGTTTTTGGCAAGAATTGAACAGCAACCAGAATTAAATAAACCAATTGCAATGACATTACCTAGAATGTCATTTGAAATGAACTCGATTCAGTATGATGCAACAAGAAAGGCAGGAGTTACTCAAAGTTTTAAGGCATCAGACGGCACAAATCTAAAGAAGGTTTTTATGCCTGTTCCATATAATATCGGATTTGAACTTAATATTCTAACAAAATTGAATGATGATGCCTTACAGATTGTTGAGCAAATTCTTCCATACTTTCAACCATCATTTAATCTAACGGTAGATTTGATTGATTCTATTGGAGAAAAAAGAGATATTCCAATTGTTTTAGACTCAGTATCGTTTCAAGATGATTATGAGGGGGATTTTTCCACAAGAAGATCCTTAATATATACTTTACAATTTACGGCAAAGACATATCTGTTTGGCCCCATTGCTAATAGTACAGATGGTCTCATCCGTAAGGTTCAAGTTGATATGTATACAAGTACAGATACAACAACTGCCAAACGTGAAATGAGATATACAGTAACTCCAGACCCTATTGATGCCGCACCAGACGATGACTTTGGATTCAATGAGAATTGGGAGTTCTTCAATGACTCCAAGACTTATAGTCCAACACAACAGACTGATATTTGATAACTTATGGCAAATAATTATGGGGATATTGATAAGGCACTCAATATCGAGAGCAGTATAGTTGAGGTAGAAAGACCTATAGAAAAAATTGATGCTGTACCATCAAAACCTGATGATATTAGGAAAGATTATGAATATACTCGTGCCAATCTTTATTCATTGATTGAGAAGGGGCAGGAGGCAATTAATGGAATTATGGAACTTGCCGGTGAAGGTGGAAGTCCTAGAGCATATGAAGTTGCCGGACAATTAATTAAGAGTGTTGCAGATACAACTGATAAATTAATTGATTTGCAGAAGAAACTAAAGGATGTTGAAGAAGATACTGTAAAATCACCAAGTAGTGTAACCAATAATGCCCTGTTTGTTGGTTCAACATCAGAACTTTCAAAAATACTCAAACAAGGTTTTCTAAATAATAA